TATGACTAAAAAAATAATTGGATTAACTGGCTGGATCGGAGCGGGCAAAGATACTGTGGCAGATTATCTAGTCACAGAACATAATTTTACTAGGGGAAGCTGGGCTGGCTCTCTCAAGGACGCAGTATCCAATATTTTTGGATGGGATCGTTCTATGCTGGAAGGGTTAACTTCAGAGGACAGGGCCAAGCGGGAAGTAGTGGATTCCTGGTGGGCAGACAGATTAAATATCCCCAAACTTAGTCCTAGATGGGCACTTCAGCAGTGGGGTACAGAGGTAGGTAGACACGCTTTTCACGACGATATCTGGATAGCCAGTTTGGAAAATAAGCTTAGGAATAGCAGTGAGCATATTGTAATTAGTGATTGTAGATTTACAAACGAACTACAGACTATTCAAAAACTGGGTGGTGAAGTTTGGTGGGTAGTCAGGGGAGACCTACCTGAATGGTACAATATTGCATACAGGCAAAATACTACTAGCTGGGATGCTCAGTGGATTCTTGAAGACCATACTCAACTAATGGAACAATTACACCCAGACGTTCATATAAGCGAGTGGGCCTGGGTTGGTTCCCGATTCGATGCAGTTATAGAAAATAATGGCTCAATACAAGATCTATATGCCAACATTAAATCCAAATTAACTAGTCCGGTTTAATATTACTTTCTCGCCAATGTAGTTTACTGTACTGTAGCTCTACTCTGCAATTTAGGCAAACTGTTTTTAGATTGTTATGATCACAGTTTCGCAAATCCCCATCAATATGAAAAACAGTTGATTGCTCGGGAAATTTTACCTTAAAGCCACAACGTTCACAGCCTACTTTTTTCCTATACCCTGCTTTAATCCAGCCTTGAAGTTGCACTGGCGCCTTCCTGCCCATCCTTATACAAGCGTCGCATAGTTTACGATAATATATTTTTCCGGTATTATGATTATGCTTGTTAACAGCCACTAGCCTTTGATGACAAGTAGGGCATATTTTACGTCGTTCTGTCATAACAGTATTTAACAAAACCGTAATTAAGGGCAATCTAGTACCATTTTTTTAAGCTAAACGCTAAATAACTATAACGACTATTAAGTTAGTGATTAGGAGAACATAATGGCATTAGTGAGTCCTGGCGTACAAGTATCAATTATTGATGAAAGCGTATATGCGCCTACAGCAGTTGGTACAGTACCTTACATACTTATCGCTACAGCAGAAAACAAAACACAACCCGGTAGCTCATCTCTAGCTGTTGGTACACTAGCAGAAAATGCAGACAAAGTTTACAACATTACCAGCCAACGAGATCTTGTTACCACTTTCGGCGCACCAAATTTTGAGAACATTGATAATGTTCCTGTAAATGGAAGCGAACTAAATGAATATGGCCTTATGGCCGCTTACAGCGCACTGGCAGTTTGTAACAGTGCGTATGTACAAAGAGCTAATGTAGACCTAGCAAAACTTGTGGGCAGCACATCAAGACCAGTCAATGATCCAACAACTGGTACTTATTGGCTAGACACTGACGCAAGTACCTGGGGCGTTTTTGAATGGAATGCTACCACGCAGAGATTTGTAGAAAAACAAGTATTGCGTATATTTGCAGCTACAGATATCGCAGAATCCCCAGAAGATGAAACAGTAAGTTTCCTTAGTGCGGACATAATTTCCACAGTTCCTGCATCAACCACTGGTGAAGTGGGCGACTATGCCATTATGGAACTAGAAGAATATCATCCAATTTTTTATAAAGCATATGATGGTACTTGGGTACTAGTTGGTAGCCAAGGATGGCAGGAGAAAGTACCTACAGCGAGCTTCACATTTACAGCACCAGCATCCAGTGGTAATTTATGGATCAATGGTGACAATGTAAGTATTACATCTAACTCTAACATTAGTACTGTGAGCGCAGCAATTAATGCTGCTAGCATCACTGGTGTTACTTCTAGAGTTTCAGGTTCAGCACTAGTACTTACTGCTACACAAGAAGCAGGATATGATGGCGATTCTGGTGTGTTAGTCATTAATCGTACTAGCGGAGCTGTAACTAGCAATGCAATGATGACAATGCTTGGCCTGTCATTGACAGCAAGTGATGTTACATATCAAGCAGCAGTAACAGCACAAGCTCCGTATAACCAAGTCCCAAGATGGCAGACATCAGCACTAGCTAAACCAAGCAATAGTGTTTGGCAAAAAACAAGTGCCAGCGGTGGTGGTGTAAGTGTTAACATTAAGAGATACAACGCACTTACTGAACAATGGCAGTCACAGACTGTTACTAGCTGGTCTAGCGTATTATCAGCCACTTATGGTCTTGATAAAACCGGTGGCGGTAAAAATATTCCACAAAATACTGTAGTTAATCTCTACGCCGCTCTAGAAAACAACAGTACAGAGGGTAACCTACCAAGACTGGGCGGACAAATATTCCGTAGACGTCTTGCAGCAGGGAGTTCTTTAGTTGTATCAAGCAGCGCGACTTATGCAAACACTGCGGTAGTTTTAGATTCAGGATTAGTAGCAACCACTACTTTTGATATGACATTTAGAGCGTCACCTGGTGATGCTAACTTAACTATAGTTTCAGGATCTATTTCTGGATCTAGTTATACTGTGGCTGATTTTATAAATTCAATTAATGCAGTGGGTAATCAAGTAGTCTATGCTAGCTTTAATAGCGATGGCAAAATCACTATCACTCACAAAGACGGTGGCGACATACAAATTACTGATGGAACGAATCTTCCATTTGGTAGTGCAGGCTTTGGTTCAGCGTCCGAAGACACTTATATTTCTCTGGAAGTAGCAGACACTTTCGCATTGACTGGATGGTCAGCACTTGCACAATATAACAACAATGAAGGTTATAGCGCACAAGACACTGCTCCTACAGTAGAACCAACCAATGGCACATTATGGTACAATGATAGTGCTACAAGAGTCGATATTCTTATCAAGGATGGCGCAGGAAACTGGCGTAATTATAGAGCGTTAGACAACGATTACAGAGGTTTTGACCTCACACAGTGCGATCCTGAAGGCCCAATTATTAGTGCAAGTGCACCAACAACTCAGGGCGACGGAGAAACTGCATTAGCTTACGGTGATCTATGGGTTGACACTGGCGACTTAGATAACTTCCCAATGATTTATCGTTGGCAAATACAAGACGGCGCCGATCAATGGGTACTAATTGACAAGACTGACAGTTTAAGCCCTGCAGGCATTATTTTTGATGATGCACGATGGGATCAATATGGTAACATAAATGCAGCGACTGCCGAGGTACCTAGCATTACTGATCTAGGAAGTGCTGCCTGGGAAACAACCAACAGCAATGGTGAAGACACAGCGTATCTAGATCTAGATGCTCCTGATCCTGCACTATATCCTGAAGGTATCTTGTTGTTTAACACTCGTGCAAGCAGTTACGGTGTTAAAGAGTGGAGAGAAAATTATTTTAGTCCAGCGAATTGGCCAGAAATTGCCGCAGATGCTGGTAGCGATATGAATCAAGATCCAAATTGGCAAACTGGTGCCTGGGTAAATGTCAGCGGTGTAGACAGTCGTGGCCTACCTAACTTTGGCAGAAAAGCTCAGCGTGGTTTTGTTGTTGCAAAATTACAAGCGGCTATTGATGCTAGTGATGGACTTCGCGAAGAATCCAGTGTGTTTAATATTATAGCCTGCCCAGGTTATCCTGAATTGCTGGATAATATGGTTGCGCTTAATACAGATAGGGAAGAGACTGCCTTTGTGATCGGTGATGCGCCACTGCGTTTGCCTGCTACTGGCACAGCAGTTCAAGCCTGGGCCACAAACACCAATAGTTATGAGGTAGTTGGTCAAGCAGGATTAACTGTAGCAAGTCCTTATGCTGCAATTTATTTCCCACACGCTCAAACGAACGATTTGTCAGGAAACGAAATTGTTGTTCCTGCAAGTCACGTAGCACTAAGAAATATGATTAAGAGTGACAATCAAAGTTACCCTTGGTTCGCTCCAGCCGGTACACGTCGTGGTTTAGTGGATAATGCTAGCGCGATTGGTTATATTGACAGTGCCACTGGTAGATTTGTAAGTGTAGGTGTTACACAAGGACTTAGAGATACACTGTATAATAACAAAATTAATCCGTTATCAGTGTTACCAGGTGCTGGTTTAATGGTTTATGGACAAAAGACCCTAAATCCTAATCCCAGTGCCCTTGATCGTATTAACGTTGCACGTCTAGTTAATTACGTAAGACGCCAATTAACTATAGCAACTAGACCTTTCATATTTGAACCAAACGATACTATTACACGTAATAGTGTACAAACAGTGGTAAGTGGGTTCTTAATTGATCTGGTCGCTAAACGAGGTATATATGACTTTTTAGTAGTATGTGATGATTCCAACAACACTTCTAGTAGAATAGCTAACAATGAACTTTGGGTCGACGTAGCTATACAACCAATCAAGGCTGTTGAATTTATCTACATACCAATTAGATTAAAGAACCCAGGAGACTTAGAGGTATAATATGGCAAATTTAAATAATTTCACAGTACCCATTAAAGGGGAAACAGCAACACAGGGCCTGTTGATGCCTAAACTAAAGTTCCGCTTTAGGGGATACTTTTATGGGTTCGGCTCAGACGGTACAAATAGTAATACATTGGAAATTAGCAAACAGATTGTCACGTTTGCTAGACCACAAATTACTTTTGATCCTATCGAACTTCCTGTTTATAACAGTAAAGCTTATATTGCTGGGCGTCCAACTTGGAACCCAGTAAGTGTAACGCTAAGAGACGATGCAGCTGGTGGCGTTGCCAAGGCAATAGCCGAGCAACTACAGAAGCAATATGATTTCTATGAGCAAGCAAGTGCTGCTAGTGGTGTAGACTACAAATTCCGCACAGTTCTAGAAGTTCTAGATGGTGGCAATGGTGTTGTAGAACCAGAAGTTTTAGAAAGCTGGGAACTTTTTGGATGCTTCCTGACTGACGTTAACTATAACGATATGGATTACGGTAGTAATGATCCAGTGACAATTTCATTAAGTATCCGTTATGATAACGCCCTGCAAGATGTAACTCCTAGATCCGCTGTAAAAACGAGAACAGTAAGAGGTTCCGTAACAGGCGGCGCAGTGTAATAACAATAACAGTAGACGTAGACAAAAACCCGCTGAGGCGGGTTTTTTGTTGACTAAATATTATTATGGGAATAGATATTGGAAGTATAACCAAGGCAGTGAGTAATCCTGCATCATTGTTTAAGAGTGACAATAAGCCACTCAAGGACAAAACACACCCCTACGA